TTTTTATCAGACAGTAATAAGTGATCATATACTATATTAGTCTTTATCTTTTTTTGATCCAATTATCTCGATTTGAAAGTTAGTCGGCATCCCTTCAACGCCTGTAATTTCTTGACGTTCTACATAACCTCTATTTTTACCTTTAGTTTTTAAATAGAATATTGTAGCAGCAGTACTATTATAATCTCTTATCTGTTTATGTAAATGACTTTCTGCAAAGTCTAAAGCGATGTTCTCAATGTCTTTAACTTCGGCTTCAAAATCCTTGTCTTCTCTCATCCATTTATAGAATGTGCTTCTAGGTATATCAGCTTTTTTACAAGCTACGGTTACAACCCCTAAGCTCTTCTCTAAAGCCTTTAATATTGATTCCTTTTTTATGTGTCTACTTTTGTCCATTATATTTGTGTTAGTATTATGATTACCAATGAAACAAAGGCAACGGCTATAACCTTTACACTACTTGAGTATTGAGTGTCTGACCTACCTTGTCTAGACCTATATTGTCTTTCCTTTTTTTGTTTCATCTTTGTTATGTTTTGTATTAAACATTTTTCTTTTTTTTTCGTTGAGGTATTTAAACCTTTCAGTCATTGACATTCGGCGTATATCCTTTTCCATTTATTTTTATGTTTAAAGTTTTATCTAATTTAATCATTCTGTTTATTATGACTTGGCAATACCTAGGGTCAAGTTCCAAGCCGTAACATTTTCTTTTAATTTGATGAGCAGCTACCATTGTAGAGCCAGATCCTAAGAACACATCTAAAACCAATCCATTATCAGGACAACTAGATTTTATAACTCTTTGACATAATTCAATCGGTTTGGGCGTTGCGTGTTTTCCTTCAGACCCATCTTTATTATGACGATTAAAATGCCAGACGTTATTCATGTTGTCGTGTATATTATTAAAATAAAATTGTTCTGATCTTATTTTGTTCTTAGCTGCTTGAAATAATTTTTTTATTTCTTTATGAGGTTTTTTAAATAATCCTGTTTTTTGTTGCAGAGTTTCATATTTATCTTTAGAAATTAAAGTAAACTGTGAAGTTGTCATATAGTGAGAGTACATGTTTTTTCCCAACACCTCTTTCATTTCGCTTTTATTTAAACCGCTCTTTTTTTCTTGATCTAGTAAATAATTTAAAACACTATCATATTCTCCTTTATAATCCTCTCCATTTATTTGTTCTCCTATTAACCCCATAGCTATAAATAAACATTTCTCATCTGCCGTGGCATAGCTTCTTGTTAAATCAGAGTTTTGACCTTGACCAGATCCTTTATCCCAAGTTATTAAATTTCTAAATGTTGCTTTTTTATTTGCTATAAATGGTTTTATTATGTCAAAGTAAACATCCATTAACGGTTCATCAATGCCCCAACAATAAAAACTTCCATTTTCTTTAAGATGTGAAAACTGTAAGGGAATCCATTTTTTATTAAAATCTAATAAATCAGAATAATTTAAATTATCATTTAATACACCCACATTTTCTTTTTTCATTCCGTATGGCGGATCGTTATGACCAACGTCAGCTTTTTCTCCATTCATTAGCTTTGAAACCTGGTCAGCATCCGTACTGTCTCCACACAGTAAACGATGCTCTCCGATCTCTATTAGGTCTCCTAGAACAACATCTACTTGCATATTGTCTGGTTCTGAATAATCGTCTTCTTCTGCCTCTAGGACATCCTCCTCAAAAGGGAATCCCTCTAACCCCCAGTTTTCTAATTCTTTTACATCCCAATCATTAGCTAATATATCCCAATCCCATTCGCCAAATCCTACATTATCTTTAACGATGAACTCCTCTATTTGTTTGTCTGTTAAATTATCAGCTTTAATAATGTAAACCTCTTTAAGACCAACCCTTTTACATGCTTTGTACCTCATGTTGCCACCTAGTATTTCCATTTGCTTATTAACCACTATTGGTCTCAGCTTTAACATTTCAGGAAACTCCTCTATACTGTTTACTAATTTTTTAAACTTATGGTCTTTTATTATTCTCGGATTATTAGGGTTTGGAAACACCTTATTTATAGCAACCTTTTCAATCATGGTTTTATTTGTTATTTTGTTCTTGTAGTTTTTTTTCTAGTCTTTTGCATTTCTTTTCTAAATAACTAATCTTGTCAATTTCGTCGTGGTCTGAATGTGGCTCAAAGACAAAAGATTTCTGTAAGTCGTTTAAAGTAGAATTATGATTTTTATAATCGTCATATTTTTTATAGCTGTGCATTACATTAGCCATGTTTATTTTTTTGCCGTTACGATCATAGAAAAGAACTATATTTTTCCACCTCATTTTTAGCTTGTCTCTTAACAAGTAAGTAAGCAGGGATCTGACCTCGACAACTTTACGCTCTCGACTGTCCGTAAATACATCAATGCCTGACAGCTCAGTTATCTTATTTGCTATATTAATTGGATTTGTGTTTTTCATGGTTTTGGTATTATTAAAACGCCGTTTCTTTTAACCCTGGGTTTTCTTTGTTCTTCAAGCCTTGTTTCTTGTTGTAGCTTTTTTCTTTCTCGTTGGGTTTTGGTCGTGGACTTGTTATGTTTTTGTCCTTTTAATGGTTTAAATTGTTTCATTAAAATAATTCAGTTTGATTGATGTTTTCTTTTTTTCTTATTCCCATAACAGTATCTAATATTATTTTTCCATCTTCATAATACACTAAATTATTTGCTATTTTTTTTTTAGGTTGTTTGCCTTTATATTTATTAAAATCGTAATCATGATAAGCACTCATTACTTTAGTGTGATCTTTATTTAGTCTTGTAAAATCTGGATTTTTTACACCACTTAAGTTATTAGGTAAATTAAAGTTAGTCCAGTATAAATGTCTGCCTCGTTTTTTCGCAGGTATTAATGGATCATAATATGGAATAACATTTTCAATTACATATTTACCATCAAAGAAATTATCTAAAAATATTATTTGTTGATATAAAGACATATCAGGATATTTTAATTTATAACCACCCTCTTTTGTTTGTCTTTTTCCTTTAAACGAAAAATTTAATCTGCTATGCGTAGGACAAGGAGGAGAACTCCAAATAAAATCAAACTCTTTATAATGGTCTAATAAGTACTGATGTGCATCAGCTACAATTACTTTATCGTTAGGGAATCGTTCCTGGTATAATCTAGCCAACTCCTCATCCCATTCAACCGCAGTAACCTTGACGTCTGTTACTTCGTCCCACTTGTACCTATTACCCCCAAGACAAGCATATAAATTTAAAATTTTCATTTTGAGCATGATTTTAAAATTTCAATACATAATTCTTTAGGAATTTTACTTCTATTATAATTGCCCTTCATTCCTTGCGTTCCTGTTCTACTTCCTCTTGGTGCAGCTTCATGATGACAATTTTTATTGCCATTAAAACATTCTGCTCGTGGATTCCAACCTAAAGGATTAAATATATTTTTTATATGATTACTCCAAATGTCTGTTGGTTTTGCCCTAGTATCTCCATATTGACAATACCATATTGTAGTTCTTGGTAAACCTTTAACTACTTCTAGCTTTCTTAATTTTCCTCTTGGATTCTCTATAAACCAAAATTTAGGTTGTAAATCTTTTATTATGTTAATAGTTTTTTTAACTATTTTAACGCCAAATAAAGCATTGTTTGATTTAGGCGTGTGGTCTTTATTCCAATGTTTTCCAATACTTGCTACACTAAAATAAGTACATGGAGGACTAGCCCATATTACGTCTGGTTTAAATGGTAATTTGTTTATGTCAAATTTTAGAACATCTACAGCATAATCTATACCTTCAAAATTATTTAAGTCGCTACTAAAAACTTTATACCCTAAAGATTCAGCCGCTTTACCAACACTCCTAGATCCTGCAAATAATTCTAATACTTTCATTCTGTCCTTAATTTAAGCAGGTTATAGCATTCGGAGTACTTCTCTTTTGCTTTGCTTTTATACTTGTCTTTAAATAGCTTATATAACTGTTTTCTGTATTGATACTCAGTCTCGCATTCTGCGTAGTATTTCTCTGCAAATCTTTTGCCTTTTCCCTTAAAATAATTGACCCCGTCTGATTGGTCTCCTGCTATCATTTGCTCATAGAAATTATACATCGCTTGGTCTTCTGATATGTCATAAATTTCATTATGTTTATAATGGTAGTTAAACAGTAAACAAGGGAACTGTCGGTAGTCTTTATCTATGGAAACA